TTCGGGAAACTCAGTTATGGGATGGAGCTACTTCCCTATAGGTATCGTTTGCCCGGTAATTTCCGAAGAGCCAAAAAAGATCTTTTTGCAGTGCTTGATTACATCTTGCTCATCGACCACCTCAGCACTGCTTTGCCGAAGATAGCGACTCCCTCGAGTTGGTCGAGCGGCGTTTTGTCGGCTGGGTCGGTGTCCGCGCTCACGACGAGGGTGCCGTTGAGCTTGAAGGTTACCCTGCGAAGAACAAACCCAGCGCTTGTCTGCAGGCAATAAACGCCGTCTGACGAATAGACGTTCTTGCTCACATCGACAAGTACGCAGTCGCCGGGGACGAGAGTAGGGCTCATCGTCGCGTCGCGCACGACCGCTGCGCGGAAGTTCTCCGCAGGTTCGCCAGGGAAATTCAGTTCAAAAACATCCCTATCAAGATGTATTCGCTCCTTTGTCATTCGGGAATCCCCTACTAGAGAGAGAGTTGGGACAGCGACGAAATCCGCCGTCTCAGTCGGTAAGTAGTCGATCGCCACGTCGGGGGTGGCGCTATCTGAGTGAGACTCATCCATCCACCCTTCAGGGAGCGCTAGGCGAGCCTCGATCTCGCGAGCAAGCTTATCTCCCATGATGCGCGGGCGCCCATTCGCGCCTCCCTTTTGACTCTTGATCAGCGCGAAAACTGGAGACCTACGATCTCGTCCCATGGTCGCGTTGAACTCCGCAATTGAGTGAAAGCGTTCCAGGAGAATCAAAAGGTTGTCTCGTCGGGTTTCTGAAATAGTGGGCATATCCGCTCCTTTACCGAATGTGGTCATAGTAGCCATATCCTGATACGGAAATGGGTAGCACGCTCCTAGCTCAACGACAACCGGTTGCGGTATACTTCAGTAGAAGTACAACTGCACAGGGTTGCAATGAACCTCTCTGACTTTCTCTCACAAGCTGCATACGGAGAAGGGCGGCGCCTCGCGAAAGAGATCGGCGTCCTACCCGTCCGGATCTCCGACTTCAAGAGCGGGCGCAGGAAGCCCTCGCTTGAGCAGGCGATCAAAATCTCCCGCGCCACGCGCGGGCTCGTTTCGTTAGCAGAGCTTCGCCCGGACATTCGTTGGGCGGACCTTCGTCGCATGATGGGACGGCAGTGATGGTCTACGTCCAATGGCACATCGGCGACTGGGAAGCGGAGACCCGCTTGCTCTCGCCGCTCGAGAAGGGCGTCTACATGGAGCTCTTGATGCTCTACTACTCCTCGGAAACGCCACTTTTACGGTCGAAGTTCGATCGTATTACGCGCCGCTATACGGAGGAGGAACGCGCCGCATTCGACTACGTACTCAGTGAGTACTTCGAGGAGCGCGAAGACGGTTTTCATCAGGTTCGGTGCGACCGCGAGATCGCTTTGTGCCACGAGAAGAGTGACAAGGCGCGCAAGTCCATTCAGGCACGGTGGGCCAAAAAGCCCGAAAAAAGGGCAGATGAATGTACGGACGAAATACGACCGAACAACGACCGTACTTCGACCGAAGTACTAACCAATAACCAAAAACCAATAACCAATAACCAAAGAATAGAGAGCACTGACGTGCTCTCCGCGCAGGCGCAGGCGCCCGCGAGCACGCCCGTCCGCAGGCGCAAGCGCCCTTCGTCCGCGTGCCCCTTCGCCGCCGACGCGGTGATTCCCGCGGACTACCTCGAAGTCGCGCAGGCGACCGGGGTGGGGAACCCGCAAGCGTGCTTCGGAAAGTTCGTGAACCACGCGCTCGCAAACGACCGGCGCCTGGTCGATTGGAAGGCGGGCTTCCGGACTTGGTGCGCGAACGAGCTTCAGTACCACCCGAACCAACAGACGGTGCGCAAGCCGCTCTCGCAGCGCACCGCTGCGGACTACGCCGACTGGCTTTCCTAAGGAGACGCTTCATGCAGAAGATGCTCAAAAAGTCTACGGTCGATGAGATCATCGCTAAGCTCACAGCCGCGCGCGAAAAGGCCAAGGCCGAGGGGTACGTCGCTCCGGCTGAGCAGCGCTCGCCGCGCGACATCGCCAAGGCCGAGAAGGCCGACCTCTTCACCCGCAGGCTCGTCGTCTTGCGCTCGCTCCTCTCGTGGATCCCCGCGCCGGACAAGCGCGCCCTCGAGGACTACGTCTGCGAAAGCGATGAGCAGCGCCGCGCGGTCGCGATCGTCCGGCGCTTCGCTGAGCGCTTCCTCGACCGCGTCGTCGACGATGAGCACGCGTCCGCCGGCATCATCCTCGTCGGCACGCCGGGCACGGGCAAGACTCGCCTCGCGCTATCTGCTCTCACGCTCCTCGCTGAGAGCGGGGCGCCTGGCTTCTTCATCTCCGCGTCCGAGTACTTCGACCTCTACACCCCCGCCTTCTCGAGCAAGCTCGATGCTCCGCTCACGAAGATCCGCTCACTCCTCGCCGGCGTCTCCTGCCTCGTGATCGACGACGTCGGCACGGCCGCATGGACCGACGCCCGTCGAGATCGACTGCAGCAGATCCTCGACATGCGCTCCGCCGATCACCTGCCCACGATCATCACGACCAACCTCACGCGCGGCGACTTCGCGCAGGAGGGCGCCGAGCGCATCACGTCGCGCTTCGACCAGCTGCTCTATCCGATCGTTGCTACATGGCCGGACTACCGCAAGCGCGTCGCTCTCAAGTCTCGCCCTATGGAGGACATTTTCTGATGACGCTCGACGAGTACAGCCCTGTTGCGAAGGCCAAGGAGGAGATATGAGTCTCTACACAAAGTTTTTGATCTGGTGCGTCGTGACCGTCGCGGCTATGGCGCTTCTGCTCCTTTGGTCTGCGGGAGGCTTTCAATGAGCGCAGAAGCAGAAGACATCGTGCTCGTAATTGGCGCAAGCGGCGTCGCTCTCACCATCGTCGTCTTAGCGGTGACGTTGATGGTCGTCTCGATTAAGTCCGTATGGGAGGACAAATGAAGGCTCTCACTCTCAAGCTAAAGTGGCCTCCGCGTGGGCTGTCGCCGAACGCGCGCCTCAATGTCTTCTCGAAGAACAACTTGTTCCAACGCGCAAAGCTCGAGGCCTTTCAGGCCTGCCGCTTGGCCATGATTCAGGCAAACGTGCACGCCATCATGCCGAAGGGCGGCAAGAGTCTTCAGACCGGCGGACATCTCAACATGACTCTGATCTGCACGCCGCCGCTTCTGCGCTACCACGACGAGGACAACTTGATCGCGAACTGCAAGGCCATTCTTGACGGCATTGCTGAAGGCATGCAGGTCAACGACAACACTTTCCACTTCAAAGAACAGGACTGGCTTCAAGCTGAAAATCCCGGTCATCTCATCATCAATATCACCTGGGAACCGAGCCTGGGCTGCCGAAGCTTAGGAGGGAGGGATCATGAATGAAGGAGGAACCCCCATGTCAGTTGTCGATTTGGACGCAGGAAGAGATCGAGGCCCTCTCGGAGTCTCAAGCTTTCTTCCCGCGCCCGCAGCAGAGGCACTTGTTCGAGCTCACGCTACAGCTCTCGGATACGCAGAGGGATCGCTCGCCAGACTGCGAGCTATCGATGATGGGATCAAAAAAGTCAAAAGGCAGTTCCCGGCGTGGTTCCGCGAGGATGGTGACGGTCTCTGTCGGTGACGCTGGCCGGCCAGTGGGCGAAAGCGCTGTGTCCGCAAAGTACCTCGATGCCGATGTCGAGCACGCCAGACAGCTCCGCTCAGAGGGCTACTCATGGCGCAAAATCTCTCTCATGCTCGAGATCCCCGTGCGGACAATCCGCAGTTTCGTAGACGGTTCCCGGCGCGCTGTGACAGTCGTCGGTTGGAAAAAGGTAAAAAGATGGGTGAACGAAAACTGACGCCTCGGCAGGAGCGATTCGTCAAGGAATATCTGGTTGACCTCAATGCGACTCAGGCAGCAATCCGCGCCGGGTACTCGGCAAAAACCGCGAACCGCATCGGCCCGGAGTTACTTGGCAAAACTTGTGTCGCGGCCGCAATCGCAAGACAGAAAGAGAAACGCGCGGCCAAGATCGAACTTACGGCCGAAAAGGTGCTCGAGATGAACCTGCGCTTTTACAAGGTCAACTCCGAGCTCATCCCAAAAAAAACCTTCGACGGGCAGGCAACTACCAAAGATGGCGCGCTCGCTTGGCGGATGGTCGATGCCGCGGCGGCCGCAAAGGCGCTCGACATGCTGAACAAGCACTTCGGCTGGTATGAGAAGCCCGACGGCTCCAAAGATGCGGCCATTTCCTCACTGGCTTCAACCCTTCAGGGGCTCGTGAATGGACTTCGACCTGACAACAAATAAAGGGCAGTCTGAGGCGCTCATGTGGTGCGCGGCGCAGTGCACGAATGATCCTTTGAAGTTCGCTCAGATTGCCTTCCCCTGGGGCAAGGGCACGCTCGCAAACTTCACCGGGCCCGACAAGTGGCAAGCTGAAGTCCTGACCTCCATGCGCGACAGGCTCCAAAGCGGAGAGGCTTGGCAGCACGTCATTCAGGATGCGACGGCCTCCGGACATGGCACGGGCAAGAGTTGCCTTGTCTCGTGGATCATCCTCTGGGCGCTCTGCCCTCAAAAACCTCAAGCCCGAGGAGGTGTTCTGATGGAACCCACCACTGCCTTAGCGATTCAAGATCTTGTCAGCTGCTGCGTCGGCAGCAAGCGTTCTCTCGGTAATCCAGTTCACAAAGTTCGAAAGTCGTACCGCACGATCGTAAGTGTCATCTGGCTCTACGAAAAGAAGGCCTTCATGAACAGCGTCATTGCCGACGATTCGACAGGCATCGCACAACCTTTCAATGTTCGGGCTCAGATTGAGCGACAGGACCTTATCCCGCAGGTTTCGCCCTGTGCCGCCGAGATGAACGACAAGACGCTCGAGCGAAAGCCTCAACATCGCGCAAGCGCACTGCGGAGACCTGCCGATTACCTTCTGCGCTTCATCGAAAGCTTTTCGTGCTGTTTCAGGAAGGTATTCAGAAGGCTGAACAGCAGGAAGCTCGGGCCAGACCATATCGCCATTCACCCAAAGCGAGAACTTCCCGCAGTGTGCGCACGTCTTTGTCTGAGCAGCAAAACAGTCGTAGGCCTCGAAGGCAGACATGCAGAAGTTCAAAAAATCCGTGCGATTCCCATGGGTGAAAAGTGGGAGCGGATCAGGAATGCTCCGGTTCTTCACGATCGGATTGGCCACCATTTGGGAATTCACGCCGCAATGCGGGCAAGTAAACGCATCTGAATTTATTGATGGAGGAACGTATGAATCAGACATTTAGAAGCACCGAATGGATTACTCAGCGAAACAAAGCGCTCGTCAGCGCCGGTGAGGCCATTGTCGCCGCTCGAAACAGCCTCGATCAACTCGACGACATACTCCGCGGAACTGTCTCGGGCGAATTCCCTGATATCCCCACCGTCGTCAACATCACGCATCGCATGCGAGAGGAAATCAACAAGATTCTCGTCAGCTTCGTTGAGTCCAGCTCGGTCAAAGACGAGGAGGTGTTCTGATGAATCCTGCCACCGGAATATACAAACGCTTCATCCACGCCTTCTCACGGTGGATCAGCCGGACGACCTTCATCATGAGGGAGCGACATGAGTGAGTGCCTCCGCTGCCGCAACTGCGCACCGCTCGAGCCGCTGCCGAAAGGCGATCCCCGACGGCTCCACCGCGGTCAGTGGGGGTTGCTCGCTCGCGGGCTCGTCGGGTGCGCAGTCCCCGGTCCAGGCGGCTATCAGCGGTTCCGTTCTGTCGAGTCGAAAGACAAATGCCCGCTCTTCAAACCCGAAGAAGATGCCTCCCGTATCGAGGCCCGATACCGCACCGTGAAACTCCTCCGCGCGGCCTTCGCCGAGTGGATCGCCGAACACCAACAGAGACTCAAACGTGAAAAGAACACTCGTCATTGAATTCCCGTGGCCTCATCGCGGCTTGTCGCCGAATGCCCGCCTCAATCGCTACGCCAAAGCGACGCTCTTCAAGAAGACCAAAGCGCTCGCCTATCAGCTCACCAGGGCGGCCGCCATCAAGGCTCATGCCCGCGTCACCCTCGCCGAAGGAAGCACGCTCAATCTCAAGCTCACCTGTCAGCCTCCGATCCTCCGTTACCGCGACGAAGACAACTTGATCGCGAACTGCAAGGCGCACTTTGACGGCATCTCACAGGCTGTCGGCGTCGATGACCACCTTTTTCACTTCAGGGAGCAGGAATGGTACAAGCCCAAAAAGCCCGGAAAGCTCACTGTAACTCTCGACTGGGAGGAGAAGCCCAATGCCTAAGACCGCCCTCAAACCCGACCAGAAGCCTCAGCGAAAGAAGTTCGACCATCGAGGGGCAGGAACAATTCGTCCTATTCCCCGACTTGCCAACGCCGGAACCCCCGATAAACCTGCGGTCGTCCTGGGCGTTGCGAATTTCCTCCCGCCTCTCGCGACTCAACTCCTCGTCAATGCCGCACAAGCAGCCAGACAACTCCCGGAAGGATCGATCGCGCGACGCATGCAGATTGAGAATGCAATCGTGGCAGTTAAAAATAAATGGGCGATGCTCTTCAGGTAAGTCCGAAATGGTCCCGGTAGGGACCAACGGCATCAGCCTTGGTCAGTATCACCATAGAGCGATCTACACCGATGCTGAAATCGAAGAAGTATTCGCCCTCCACGATGCCGGCTTCCGCATCTCCGAGATCGCGAGAAAGATGGAAATGCCGACTTCGACCGTATCGGCTATCTGCTCCGGCAAGCTGAGAGGGAAAACCCCCACAGGTTGGAAACGAAAAAAGGTATAGGGATGGCAGAAAAGAAAAAACGAGGAGCAAACCTTCGTCCTCTAACCACGGAAAAAGCACGGGAAATCGGAAGATTGGGAGGGATTGCGAGCGGAGTCAAAAAGCGCGAAAAGAAGCGCTTGAAGGAGCTCGCTCAAGCCCTCCTGCAGGCTCCCTCTCAGGACGATCCTTCGCGCACCAATGGCGAAGCGTTGCTTCTCGCCATGATCGAAACCGCTCTTGCCGGCGACGTGAAAGCATTCATAGCTTTGCGCGATACCGCAGGCGAGAAGCCCGTTGAGGAGCACGCTACCGAACTGTCCGGCGGCCTCTCGTTCTCATGGTCATCCACCCCGGAGAAGCATGAGGAGGAGTAATGCATATCGAGATCCCTTATTGCCCGCGCTTCCCCCAGACCGTCATTCATCAGGAGCTCGAGGCGCACCGCTTCTGCGTGCTCGTCGCGCATCGACGTATGGGCAAGACCGTTCTCGCCGTCAATCACCTCATCAAGCGCGCCATTACCGACCGCAAGCGCCGCGGCATGTACGCCTATATCGCGCCGTTCCGGAATCAGGCAAAGGACATCGCCTGGGACTACCTCAAGCACTACACCGCGCCGATACCAGGCAGTAAGTTCAACGAGCAGGAGCTGAGCGTTCTGCTCCCCAACAATGCGACCATTCGCATCTACGGCGCTGACAACCCCAACGCACTTCGCGGCAAGTACTTCGATGGGGCCGTTCTAGACGAAGTGGCCCAGATGAAGCCCGAAGTCTGGGGCGAGATCATTCGACCGGCACTCGCCGACCGTCACGGTTGGGCTGTCTTCATCGGCACGCCGAAGGGCATCAACCTGTTCTCCCAGATGTACGACAAGGCGCTAGCCCTTCAGACCGCAGGAGATCAGGATTGGCGCGCCATGCTCTACAGCGTCGATCAAACTCACGTCCTCCCGCCAAGCGAACTCGAATCCCTGAAAAAGGAAATGTCCGACAACGAGTTCCGGCAGGAGTTCCTTTGCGACTTCAACGCTGCCAACGACAACGCGCTTATCCCGATCGATCTGGTGCGCGAGGCCGTCACCCGGCAGTACCGAGAGACCGACTACCAGGCTTCTCCCGTCATCCTCGGCGTCGACGTTGCCCGCTTCGGCTCAGACTCATCCGTCATCTTCCGCAGGCAAGGCCTGGTCGCATTCGAACCCATCGTCATCCGGAAGTTCGACAACATGGCCGTGGCCGACCGGGTGGCTATCGAGATCGCCGCTCACAAACCCGCAGCCGTCTTCATCGACGCGGGCAACGGTCAAGGCGTTATCGACAGGCTTCATCAACTGCGCTTCCCCGTCACTGAGGTTGCTTTCGGAGGCTCCGCAATCGACGGCGATCACTATGCGAATCTACGCATCGAGATGTGGGACAAGATGAATCAATGGCTCCGCGCAGGCGGCGCTATCCCGCCATCCGAAGTACTGCAGGCCGACCTCTCCGCTCCAACATACGGCTTTACCATCGGCAAGAACCTCAAAATCCTTGAGTCGAAGGACAAGATCAAGGAGCGCATTGGACGGTCGCCCGACCTTGCTGATGCTCTCGCACTGACTTTCGCCGCACCTGTCTCGCCCACGCTCTCCGCCAGATTCGAGCGCCAGATCTACGGCAGCGCCGATGAAGCCTACGACCCCGTGGCCGAGTTCGACAGGATGTGGCGAGGCTGAATTCCGTACATAAAGCCCGCAGGCTTCGAGCGACGATCCCGGGATGAGATACGAGACCGTCACGCCTATCGAGGCCGTCACACTTTGCGCGCCGTTCCTCGAGGCCAACTTCAAAGAGTCCGGCTTGCCCGGTTTTGAATTCGAGCTCCACCGCGAGACGTATGAGGCCGTCACCTTCGACGGCGCTTCGTTCGCAATCGTTGCTTTCGATGACGAAAAGCCTGTCGGCGTCGTCAGCGTTTTCGTTGCGCCAGATCCTCACGTCTCCCTGAAGCTCGCACTCAACGACACGATTTACTGCCTTCCCGAATACCGCGCTCGCGGCGTCGGCGGGCAGCTGTTCGTTCGCGCTGAACGAGAAGCCCGCGCCCGTGGATGTGCCGCGTTCCTCTGGCAGGTCGGTATCGGCTCTCTTCTCGATCGAGCGCTGCGGCGTCATGGCGCTCCGGATCAGATCAGCTACATCAGGAGGCTTGCATGACTGATAAGAAACCTACCGACGAAGAGCTTGCCAAGAAGCACCTCAAGCGTCGCCGACTGGAGGGCAAGTAATGGGCAACAGGTTGGGTGGCGTTTTTGGGCTGAGAACGATGAAGAACTACGACAAGTCGTTCGAGAGCTCCAAGTATTTCGATTCCTACAAGCAGGCCGACGCTGACTACCAAAAGAAACGCGACGACTACCTTGCAGACCGTACGGCCAAACAGCAGGCCGAACAAAGTAAGAGGCCGTTTAGCCTCCATCGCAAGGATTCAAGCTCGAGTTCGAGCAGCGAAGACGACGCTGCGAAGAAGGCGGCGCTTGAGAGAGAAGTGCAGGCGGCTATTGGCTCTGCTCCGAGCATTCGTGATTACTACAACCAGTTCAAGGACTGGAAGGGCCAAGGCAGTCCCGAGTATCAGGCCGTGAACGAACAGGTTGATAACCGAACGCAGGACAACCCCGCTTCGTCCGGTGGCTCTGCGCCTTCTGGCTCCGCCGTGGCAAAGGGCTACGAGCTTTCAGGCGCTCGATCGAAGGTCTATGGGTATTCGCCCTCACAACCTGCCGGCGACGGCGTTGGCCGCAGACAGACCGATGAAACCGGTGAATCGGGCGGCGACCTCGGTACATCCGGAGATGCCGGAACTGGTCAGCCTGTCCGCAAGAGATACAAGCCGCTTGGGAAATAAGGAGCAATCATGGGTGGAAGCGTTCTTAAAGCAGTCGTCAATCCGATCGGCGCTTATCGAGATCACAAGGAGCGAAAGGCCGAAAAGGCCGCGCAGCGCCAACAGCAGGAAGCCGAAGCGAAGCTGAAGCAGCAGCAGGAAAACTCTGATCAGGCCGCGCGCAAATCACGCGGCGATAACGTGGCTGACCTTGAGGGCCTGCAGGATGCCGGCGACGATGCCGGCGTTCCTGAATCTGATCTTGCCGGACTTGGCAGCGGCGGCCTCGCATACGACCTCAGAAAGCGCAAGCTCCTCGGGGGTGGCTCATGAGTCAAATGGGTTTCGGCATCGCGGGCGCAATCATGGGCTCGCTGATGCAGATCGGGAATTTCTACTCGCAAAAGCGTGCGCAGGATAAGCAGAACGCGTTGGCCGAGAAGCAGTACGAGGCTAGCCGCAATGCCTATCTAAACGAAGAGCAGGCGCGCGCGAAGGCCGAGGGCAAGGAGGTCGATCTCGACGGCCTGCTTTCGGACAACACATCGTCCAATCCTTCGCCGACCGATCTCACCGGCGGTAAGACAAAGCTGAAGCTCTATCAGCCGACAGGCTCTCTGGGGGGCGGCAATGCTAAGTGACCGTGCTGACGTCAAGGGGATGCAGGCGCGCTTTGAATGCCTCAAGCAGGACCGCTCCGGGTGGGAACCGCTCTGGAAAGACCTGCGCGACTACATCCTGCCGGACATGGGCGTATTCACGGGCGAGGACGTCCATCAGGGCGGCAAGCGCTATCAGCGGCTCTTCGATGCGGAGTCCTCGAACTGCACGGACATCCTCGCGGCAGGCTTGCTGGGCGGTGTTTCGTCGCCTTCACGTCCTTGGCTACGCCTCACAACAATGGACGCTGACCTCGACCAGACGCCTGAGGTCAAGCAGTGGCTTTCGGACGTGCAGGACATCATGCTCATGCAACTCGCCAAGTCCGAAGTCTACAACGCGCTTCATCGAAGCTACCTCGAGCTCCCGGTGTTCGGTACGGCCTGCTCCATTGTGCAGAGGCATCCCGAGAAAGTCGTCGATCTGATGAACCTCACGATCGGCGAGTATTGGCTTGCTGATGACCCGTATGGCCGCGTTGACACGATGTATCGACGCCTGACCATGACGGCTAAGCAGATGGCTCAGCGCTTCGGCGAGAATGCGCTCCCCGATACCGTTCGATCAGTGCTGAGGAGCAATCCCTTCCAACGCTTCGACGTCATTCATGCCATTGAGCCGCGCGTTGACCGCGACATCATGAAGCACGACGGCATCAATAAGCCGTGGGCTTCGGTCTACTTCCTAGAGAACTTCCCTGACCATGCGCTCGGCGTTGGCGGCTACGACGACTTCCCGGTGCTTTGCCCGAGATGGATCACGACGGCCGGAACGGTCTATGGGCGCGGCCCCGGCGCAAAGGCGCTCTCGGCCTCAAAGGCGTTACAGCGCCTGCAGATGCGCCTCGGCATTCTTGCGGACTACCTCTCTGACCCGCCGGTTCAATACCCGGCCAACATGCGCGGACAGTTGCAGTCCTTCAAGCCGGGCGGGCGTATCGCGGTGCAGCCCAATGAGGTCGAGGCTATGCGCACCGCCTGGGAGGTCAGGGCTGACCCCTCGGTGCTTCAGGGCCTCATCCAGATGCGCAAGGAGGAGATCCGCTCCTACTTCTACGTGAACATCTTCCAGATGATCGCGGCCACGCAGAACGGCGAGCGCACGGCCACTGAGGTCGCGGCGCTTGAACAGGAAAAAGTGATGATGCTCGGGCCCGTGCTCGAGCGCCTCCACACTGAGCTCCTCGATCCGCTCGTCTCGAACTGCTTCAGCTTCATGGTTGAGAAGGACCTGATCCCCGCGCCGCCCGATGACTTGAAGGGCAAGGAGCTCAACGTCGAGTACATCTCGGTCCTTGCTGAACAGCAGAAGAACAGCGCCATCAACGGCATCATCCGCACGGTTCAGCAGATCGGCATGATCGGCCAGCTCAACCCCAAGGCGCTCGACAAGCTCGACATTGATCAGACGATTGACCTTCTGGCCGACATGAACAACGTGCCGCCGTCGATGATCGTCGCAGGCAACAAGGTTCAAATGATCAGAAGCCAGCGCGCCGAGCAGGAGCATCAGGTTATGGCGCAGCAGCAGGGACTCGCCGCCGCGCAGGGCATCAAGGACCTCGCGCAGGCGTCTGCCGTTACCACGCCGCAGGCTCAGCAGATCATGGCCTCGGCGCTTCAGGAGAACGGGTATGACGCAGGCCAGTGACCTTGTTCATAAAGCCCTCGACCCGGATGACAACATAGGCTCCGGCATTTTTGCTGAGCTTGAGGCGCAGGAAAAGGCTCAAGAGAGGGCTCTCGAGATCCAGACGCGCATCAAGGCCGGCTTTGTCGAGTGCATGGCCACCCCCTCATCCAGGGCCGCGATTGCGTGGCTTCTGGAACTCACGGGGATTGAGGGCTCGGTTACGAGTCCGAACCCCATGAAGATGATGATGGCCTCCGCGCGGCGAGATGTCGGGCTAGCGCTACGAGAGGCGCTGATTGAGGCCTCACCAGAGCGTTATCGGCAAATGATCAAGGAATACGACGATGGAAGACACTCCGAGCACTGAATCGACGACCACGACCACGGACGCTGGCGCTGCACCTGCGCAGGTTGACGCTGCCGCTCCCGCTGAGGGGGGATTGACGTCTACTCCTAGCGCCGGTCTTGAGGGCTCAGAACCGGACGCTACGGGCGAACAGCCTAAGGCCGTTCCTGATGACAAGCCCGCCAACGAATGGATCGGCGCGCCGGAAGGCAATTACAGCGACGAGGGCGTTGAGCTCCCCGAGGGCTTCACGAGTGATCCGACGGTTATGTCCGGACTCGCGGAGGTCTGCGGCGAGATGGGCCTTTCGCAGAAGTCCTTTGCGATGATCGTCAGCCGCATGACGCCTGTTCTGGCACAAGCTCAGGAAGCAGAAGTGGCCCGATTCAAGGAGGACAACCTGCAGGCCGCTTTCGGCGACAAGGAACTTGGCGGCGCGAACTGGAAGACGACGATGGCCACGGCCAACACTGCCTACACGAAGTTCACGACGCCGGCGCTTCGAGAGATCCTCGAGCGCTCGGGGCTCAATTGTCACCCGGACATGATCCGGCTCTTCCACACCCTGGGCAAACAACTTTCGGATGACGCCGCTGTGCGAGGCCGGCCGTCTGCAAACCGCAATCCCCTCGCAGGCTTCTATGACAACTCGAACATGAACTAAAGGAGGCGTAATCCATGGCTGTTCTGACTTCGAACTACCCGACTCTTGCGGAACTTGTCGCCCGCCTCGACGGCGAGGGCAAGATTGCACCGATTGCTGAGGTTCTCAACCAGAATCTTCCGATTCTGAAGGATCTCGGCTTCATCGAGTGCAACAAGACCGACGGGTATCTCCACACCATCCGCACGGGTCTGCCGCAGGCTACGTGGCGCAAGCTCTACCAGGGCGTTCAGCCGACCAAGTCCTCGACCGCTCAGGTGACCGACACCTGCGGCAACCTCGAGGTCTATGCCGAGGTTGATAAGGACCTGGCTGACATCAACGGCAACGAAGCTCAGTGGCGTCTTTCTGAAGATGCCGCCTTCATCGAGGGCATGTCCCAGCAGATGGCCGAGACCATCTTCTACGGCGATACAACGAAGAACCCCGAGCGCTTCATGGGCATCGCCGCGCGCTACAACAAGACTTCCGGCGCGGCCTCGTCCCGCAACGTCAAGTCCATGGGCGGCACGGGGGCGAACCTCACCTCGGTCTACTTCATCTCGCACGCAGTCTTTCACGGCCTCTACCCGAAGGCTTCGAAGGTGGGTCTGTCGAAGACTGACAAGGGGCAGGTCACGATCGTCAAGGACGACGGCTCGATGTACGAGGCGTACCGCACGCACTACAAGTGGCAGGTCGGCACGACGCTCGACGACTGGAGAGGCTGCGCCCGCGTCTGCAACATCAACACCGCTTCGATTGATGGCGAAAAGCTCATCCAGGCGATGATCGACGCGAAGAACGCGATTGAGGCGAAGTACATCGCCCGCACGAAGATCTACTGCACGCGCGAGATCATGACGGCCCTCGAAAAGGCCGCGCTCGAGAAGTCCTCGTCCGCGCTTTCCATCGTGCAGGCCGCGAACCAGTTCAAGACGACGTTCTTCGGCATCCCGCTCGAGGTCTGCGACTCGATCAGCACGTCCGAAGCTCAGGTTAAGTAAGGAGGCCACACAATGCGTTTTGACACCCTTTCCACCTTCTGCGAGGCCCAGACGCTTAATGGCGCTTCTGTCGACTCCACCAACACGCTCGATCTTGGCAAGAACGAAATTGCCGAGGCCCAGCAGGCCTACGTTGTGATCACGGTTACGACGAAGGTAACGGCGGCCGCCAATGTCGCTCTCGCCTCGAGCAACGACGGAAGTGCCTTCACCACCGTTGCGGCGGTTGACCTCCCGGCCAACTCCGACGTTGGCACTCAGAAGGTTCTCGTCATCCCGCCCGGTTGCGGCCGCTACCTGAAGCTCGTCGCGACGGGCACGGCTCTCGCGGGCGCGATCTCTGCGGGCGTCACGCTCTGCGCGCAGTCCGTCAAGGGCATCGAGCAGTTCGCGATGAACTGACAAGGCACTCGGGCTTCGGCCTGATGTTCTGCACCACGGCCGCCACGCGCGGCCGTTTTCATAGGAGCCCGTCATGGCTACGGAAGTAGACATCTGCAACATCGCGCTTTCTTATCTGGGAGACCGCGCGAACGTCACATCCATCTCTCCTCCGGAAGGCAGTGCGCAGGCAGACCATTGCGCACGCTTCTACCCAATCGCGCTGCAGGAAATCCTTCAGCGCTTCCCGTGGACCTTTGCGACCGTTCGCGCCACCCTGCCGCAGTTGGTAAAGAAGCCGGACAGCGTTGCGTTTGCCTACGCGCTTCCATCGAACTGCCTGAGAATCCTGAGCGTCTACGGCGCGGCCAATTGGGAGGTAAGTTCCTGGAACATCGAGCGCACTGATCGTGAGCTCATCCTCGTCAGCGAGGAGCCCATTGCTTACGTCGTGTACCTCACGAACCGCGTTCCGGCCTCGCAGTTCTCGCCAGTGTTTGTTGAGGCGCTTGCTCATCTGTTGGCCGCAAAGCTTGCCGGGGCGATCATGCCGGGCTCAACGGGCGCAGACGTTCTGACGAAACAGCTTCAGGCTTATGAGATGTACGCCCAGAAGGCCATGGCGCTTGATGCGCGGCAGGTCAACGAATCAATGCGGATCAGAACGCCTTACACGGGCGACCTCTCGCTAATGGGACGCTACGGAGATTTCAATGCCCACCGTGAATAACGTTCAGCTCGGCTTTGCGGGCGGCGAAATTGCTCCGAGCATGTACGGCCGCAACGACGACATCAAGTATCAGAACGGCCTCGCGAAGTGCGAGAACTTCATTGTTCTGCCTCAGGGGCCGATTCAGAACCGACCCGGATTTGAGTTCGTGGACGAGTGCGGCAACGAGGCGAAGGCAGTGCGCCTGCTGCCCTTCGTCTACAACCTCGATCAAACAATGGTCATTGAGCTCGGCGACAAGTACGCCCGCTTCCACACTCTGGGCGCTACTCTCGTCAACGACGACGGGACGCCGTACCAGATCGCCACGCCGTGGGCGGCTGAAGATCTCTTCGATCTGAACTACACGCAGTCGGGCGACATCATGACGATTGTTCATGAGAACTACGCTCCGAGAGAGATTCGGCGATATGGAGCGCGAGACTGGCGCGTTGTTGAGATCACGTTCAACTCGACGCTGAGCGCTCCGGAATCAGTCAGCGCCGTCAGGGCTTCTGCGGCAGCTGAAGATCCGAACTCGGAAAAGTATCAGTTCAAGTACCGAGTCTCCTGCCTCAACGCGGACAAGAGCGAGGAATCTCCGGCGTCTGGTATCGCGACAGTGACGGCCAACCTCTACGCCTACGGCACGACGGTGAGAGTTTCCTGCTCGCCTGTGCAGGGAGCAAGCTTCTACCGCTTCTACAAGAACGTCGGCGGCCTTTACGGGTACATCGGCGATTCGGAAGAAACTGAGATCATCGACGACCAGATCACGCCGAAGACCGACATTACGGTACGCCGCTACGACACCCCATTCGCCAACGGGAACAATCCGCGCGCTGTAGGCTACTTTGAACAACGCCGCGTCTTTGCCGGGTTGAAGAACGACCCTCAGCGCGTGCTCATGACCTGCACGGGCACAGAGTCTCAGCTCACCTATTCCCTGCCTCTGCGCGACGATGATCGCGTATCGCAGCGCTTAGCCACCGGGCAGTTCAACGGTATTCGGCACATCGTCTCGCTCTCTCAGCTCATTATTCTCACTACCGGGCAGGAGATTCGAGTATCGCCGCTCAATACCGATGCGATCACGCCCACGAGCTTCGGCTCCAGACTTCAGGGCTCAACCGGCGCGTCGAGGGTGACGCCGCTTGCGGTCGGCAACGCGGTTATCTATGCAGGCGCTCGAGGCGGCCACATCTACGAGCTCGGATACCAATATTCGGCAGGCGGCTACATTTCGACCGATCTTTGCCTGCGCTCCCCGCACCTTTTCGAGTTCAAGAACATTGAAGACTCGGCGCTGATGAAGAGCCCTCAGCAGATTATGTGGTTTGTTTCGTCCGACGGTCTGCTTCTGGGGTGTACCTACATCCCCGCCGAAGAGGTTTGCGCATGGCACAGACACTCGACTGACGGTAAGTTCGAGAGCATCACGGCAGTCTCTGAAGGGGATGAAGACTATCTCTATGCCGTCGTCCGAAGGGAGATCAACGGGCAAACCAGGCGCTTTATCGAGCGCATGAGTTCCCAACAGCTCACCGACCTTGAGCACGCGTTCTTCGTTGATTCCGGCGCTACCCTTGAGCAGGAACAGGCCTTCACCGAAGTTTCCGGCCTTACGTGGCTCGAAGGAAAGACCGTGAGCATTCTGGCGGACGGCGCTGTATGTCCTCAGCAGGTGGTCAAGGACGGCAAGGTTTATCTCGACCACGCCGCACACATCGTGCACATTGGCCTGCCTTATGCCTCGGACGCACAGACCCTGCCCATTTTCCTTGAGACGCCTTCGCGAGGAATGGGAATGGTCAAGAACGTGAGCAAAGCGGCGCTGCGCGTCTATCAGTCTTCCGGCGTCATGGCGGGGCCGAGTTTTGACGAGCTTGTTGAGCACAAACAGCGCACCACGGAACAGCCTGGGAGCCCGCCTCAGCTCCTCACGGGAGAGATCACGCTTCAGCTCTACCCGGCATGGACGGACTCCGGGCAGGTGTGCCTTCGTCAGGCAGATCCTCTGCCGCTGACCATTCAGAGCCTGAGCTTCACGATCTCGGTTTGATTCGTCCATAGAGCCGCCATTCCTGTCCCTACAGTTTTCCGGATCAAGTAGGGGCAGGAAATGGCTTCATACAACGCACAGCAATATTCGCAGGCAAGCGCCTGGCAGGCATCGGCCTCTTCCATTCAGCAGGGATCCGGATCAGCGGGCATGTTCAACAGCAACATGTCGGCTTTCAATACTGGCTTTACGGTCGGTTGGGGGACCATCGGGACCATTACGGAACCGTGGCTCACTTATCGTGCCGCCAAATACGAGAAAGCCAAACTGAAGATGCAGGCCGGCCTTATGCGCATGCAGCAGAAGGCGCAGTACACGGCCGCCGACGACGTAATGCGCGGAGGCGAAAGACAGGCCGCGGCCATCGGCTATCAGGCCGGGATGGCAAAGAGTTCTAGCCGGGCTTCTATGGCGGCCGCAGGCGTGCAGGTCGGAGCATCTGGCAACTCGGCTGAAGCCTTGGCATCCATCGATGTCGTAAAGGAAATGCAGGTCAACCAGGTCATGGCTAACGCCGTGGCGCAGTCATGGGGTTACCGCAAGGCCGCCGTGCAGACGGGCAATGAGGCTATGGCAGTTGAATCCGCGGCAAGCGACATCTCTCCGCTTCTTGCGGCATTCGTAGAGATGAACAACCAGGCGCTTCAGATGATGAACGCGGGCCCCGGAAGTTCTGGCGGTTCCGGCAGTTCCGGCAAACAAGGCGGAATGACCATGGGCGACATCAAGGATTTTGCGTCGCTCTTCAAGAGCAGCGGCGGATCAGCCGGCATAGGCCGCAGTTCTTCTGCCGGCGTGTCCGGCCTTTCAAGCGTCGGTTCCGGCGCTTCATGGGCGAGCGGCGGCATGAGGGCTTAAGGAGAAAATAATGGCTATTCAGGTACCGGGAAATCCCTTCGCAGGCGACGTTGACATCAGCGATACCAGGGGGCTGAGGACAGTCGATGCTCCTGCGACCAAATACAACAAGTACTCGTTGACGAGCGGACTCGCGCAGAACACTGCCGCGGCCGTCGAAAAGTGGCAGGACGAAATCTCCGCCACGCAGGCAAAGGACGCGATCAATCAAGCGGAGCAGATCAGGCAGGAGCGTGCTAACGATCCGGAACGCGGGTGGCGCGCGGCGACCGGGAAGAACGCCCTCGAGCGCGATTCCGGCATGTCTCTCGTCGATGAGACGGAAGCCGGTTGGGATCAGGATGTCAAAGACATTCGCTCGAAGCTCAACACCAAGGCGGCCAAGCTCTTCGACAAGTACGAGCAGAATGCGCGACTTCAGCAGCGCTACGACATTCAGCGCCACGTTCTGAAACAGCAGGGCGTGTACGAGACGGCAGTGGCCGAGCAGACTTTGAACACTGCCGGCCAGATGATCGTTTCTGATGATCCGAAGACGATTGAACAGGGCTTCATGCTCGTCGAGTCTACGCTCAAAGAGCGCGAGGCAAAGACCGGAGTGCCGATCGACAGGAGCGAAACGCTCGGCCCTATGCACCTTGTCGTGCTCGGCAACATGATCGATGCGGGCAATGTGGCCGGAGCAAAGAAGCGCTTTCAGGCCGTGAAAGGGCAGATGCGCGCTGAGGATCAGATCAAGTACAAGGCCGCGTTAAAGGTTGCCGAGTCCACTCAGCGCGTTAAGAGCGCTACCCAAAAGGCGCTCGGCGACTCAAAGACGCTAGCCGAAGCTTTCAAGGCGCTCAATGCCGCGGGGCTCGATGACAAGGAAATGAAGCAGGCTCGCTCGGCCGTGCGGCAGAGCTTCGAAGATCGCGCGACAGAGCAGAAGCTTGCTCTGAACGATTCGGCTTCCAGAGCGCTGCAGTTTGTGCTTCAGGGAACGGATCCTCCTGCAAGTCTGCAGGCAGAAATGATGACTTCAGAGGAAGGCGTTCGCCGCCTCAATTCTCTGCTGTCTCTGGCCGGGAAGGTACGCGACAGGAATCTTCCCAAGCACGATGACCCGACAGTTCTTCGGTCAGCCAAGGCCCTGCAGGAAAACGATCCGGATTCCTTCTATCAGAGCAACCTCACCGAGATGTACGGGAACTCTCTCACGCCGGCGACCATCAAACAGCTTGAGCGCGAGAAGACGACGATGCAGGACCCTGCCCGCAAGCGCTTTCTTGCCGCAGTCAAAGACCGGGCAACTCTGGAGAAGGTTTCAAAGTCCAACGAGCCGTCGTTGATGCTTGCGGCCGGGCGGATGTATGACGACCTCGCTCAGCAGAGAACTTCAGGGGCCCTTTCGAAAGACGACATCAAGGAGCTGACGGATTCTCTCTTCATGAATGCCGACATCCCCTGGGGGCTCGACAAGGACATTTATCAGAAGGTCGCAGAAAACGCGACCGCCGGCAACGACCTGTTCGCCGGATTCAGGCCGGACATCTCAGATACGGACCTTCGCTCCTTCGCTCAGAGACGGCTCGGCGTTGATGTTGATGACCTCACTCCTGAACGAAGACAGTTCCTCTCCCGAATGGCCGCAGGCGGCGCGTATCCGCAGGATCTCTGGGCGAAGGGATCTGCGGCGGCCGCACGCATGCTCAGGGCCGCCGGTAGAACCGGCACGCCGACGCAATCAGAGATTGCCCAGATCATCAACAACTACATGCTCACGGGCGCTTACGCCAACTACTGGAAATGACGATGGCTGACATGACTGTTCCCGAGACGGACGACACCGCCCCGGTCGATGCTTTTGATACCAATGCTCCGTTCTTCAATCCGCAGACGACTGGCCCAATCCCAGAGCAGAACGACGCATTTGGCGGAAAGGTGGAAGCGCCGAAGCCTCTTGCGGATGTGAACTTTTACACGGCTCAAGACGATCTTGCTCAGCGTGCGGCCAAGGCGACTGAGGAAGGCGACATGCAGAAGGCCGCGCGAATCCGGGCAGTGGCCGAACACTTCTCGACAAGCCGCTATCAGGCTGAGCAGGAGCTCGACTATCGGGAGCGCGTGATCCAGAGAGAGAACGCTCAAAAGCTTCTTTCCCAGACGCCAGGTACGGCGCAGTGGCTTGCGGCCAATCCGCTCGATGCTCCGATCTTTAAGAACGATCTCGGAGCGCTTGGCACGATCGAGAAGATCTTTGAGCCCGTCAGCGTGCAGCCGAAGATCGATTCAAAAGTGACTGACGATCGCTTTCGCGAGTTCCGTCAGATCACTGGCGACTATGAATCCGATCCAGAAAGCTCTACAGGGGATCCGGACCTCGACGCGAAGATCAATACGATTCGACTGCCGGGCGAATACGCAAGAGATGAGCTATCGCGCGGCTACGAGGCCGGCAAAGCGTCGTCTGAGCGCGGGCTGCTGTACTACGGGCTTCTCAACGGGACGGCCGACAACACCTCAGAAGACTTCACTAAGTACGACGCGGAACTTGAACGCCGAATCAAGGCCGCGAGCGACGCCGGAACCGATGGCTTCCTCTACAACGCGGCGCAGTTCGTGGGATCGATGGTCGGATCAGCACCTGGCGGCGTGAACGAAGCAGCGGGCGCAGGAATCGCCGCACTCGGCGTTGGCCTGATGACGCAAGGTGCGGGCCTGACGGCAACCGGTGTCGGCGCGATTCCCGGCATCACGATGTCTGCTTTAGGCGGCCTCATGACGGGCGCGCTTTGGTACTCGGCCTCTCAAAAGGTCGAGTCAGGTCTCGAGCTTCAGACGCTTCTTTCTCAGGGCGCGGATCCCGACACTGCCCGCTTCATCTCGCAGACCGTTGGCGGCATCAACGGCCTCATCGAGGTGGGGCTTACCGCGGTCGGCGCAAAAGCCGCAACACCTGTGCTGAAAGCCATTACGAATGCCGCTACCGCCAAGACCGTGGCCGCGCTTGCTGAACCTTCTGTCCGTCAAACTGTCCTGAAGGGCCTTCAGGCTTATGGTGCGGGCGTAGCCGGAGAAGTGCTGACCGAAGTCATGCAGGAAGCAGTTTCAGCCTATGGCGAAGAAGCGGGCCGCATTCTGGCGAACTCTAAGGCCGATCCGCTCGAACTGAACGCACTGGCTGACCGTCTGGCCGATACTGCCGTAAATACGCTGAGGGGCGCGGCGCTTCTCGGCGCGGGCCCTGCCGGGATGAGTACGCTGACTGCCGCCACCAGAGTGAGCATTCAACAGGGGAACGCTCAGGCAACGAAGGCGTGGGCAGAACGTCTCAATGAGGCCATGCCGCAGGTTCAGGCGATGCAGGAGGCTCCATCTGCCGTCCATCAGTTTGTTGAGGCGCAGGCTGACAAGAGCGGGCTCAATAACATCTACGTCGATGCCGACACCTTCAAGCAGGTAGCTACGGCCGCGGGCATGACGGAAGAACAGCTTCAGCAGACGCTCCCGGCAATCGCAGATCAATTGAAGCGCACTGACGGCCAGAGCCGAGATGTTGTCATTCCGGTGGCAGACTATGCCACGCAGATCGCCGGCACTCCGTTAGGCGAACGGCTTACCGAACACATCCGCCGCAATGCCGATGATCTCTCCTTTGCGGAGACCAGGAGAGCAAACGATCTGACTCGAGAGTTCCTCGTTCGTCTCTCTACGGACCCGAAGGCCGCAGAACGCGAAATCGAGAAGGCCGAGACCAAACAGAACACCGAAGACCGCAAGGCCTTCCAGGAGCGCCGCAAGACCGGATACATTGATGCCGGGTGGACTGCTGATCAGGCCTCAATGGCCGCGCAGTACGAAGGGCTTGTGTTGGCGAACCTCGCTCAGCGCACGAATCTGCCTTTCCGGGATCTGGAAGCCAGAGCGCCCAAGATTCAGCTCACGACTGCCGACGGGAAGAATGTGACGCTTGGCGACTCAAACGTTTTGCATCAAGTCGATCGATTTGCGATGCAGCGCCAGTCTTATGCTTTCGACGAACAGCTTAAGGAATGGGAACAAGGGCGCGGCGATGCGAATTTCAATCTTGGTGAACCTTCATGGGTTCTGCAGATTTTTGGCGCATCTCCGGCAAAGCCACTATCCGTTACTCGCCGTCAATTTTTCCACGTTCAATTTCCGAAAGATGCAAAAGGGTTTTTCGGTGATGTAATTGAAGATGGAGAGCACGGGTTAACGTCAGAAGAACTGCGGGGCCTTTTAGTTGGCATCCAACAGCCGCTTGCAGTTTTCGAGTCCAAAAAATCGACGCCCAAAAAACGGTCAATTGTGATTCTTACAGAGTTGACCAGAAAAATAAAAAGTGGGGAAAAAAATATCATTGTGCCAATTTACCTTACAGAAAAGAAATTTGGACAATGGCAAATTCACAATGAGATAACGAGCACCTATGAAAAAGAGGCCTTTAAGGACGACTGGTTCAAGTCAGGAATACTTCTTGGCGTCGAAAAAACGAAAGGCCTAGAAGCTATGCAACGGGTTCGCCGGTCCATTTCCTCCGCCGTTGATTCTTCTAGGCCATCGGGTGGGGGTCCGACCCCTAACACACCCGTCGTCTCAGAGGAGTTTCAACTCCCTGATGGAACTATTGTATACGAGAACGAAACCTCGGTTGGAGATCTTTATCAGAAAAATGATCGGGGTCAAGAGAATTTGATGCGAGGCGGGTATTCACCTTCTTCAAACACCATCACACTCAACCAGAACTCAGACCTCTCAACCGTAGCGCACGAACTCGGCCATTGGTATTTAGAGACCATCCTTGATCTCTCAAAGGTCGAGGGCGTGGACCCGACGATTACTGAAGACGCGCAGGCACTGCTCAAGGAGTTCGGGTTCGACTCGGTAGATGCCTGGCAGGCGGCGACGATTGATGCCCGCAGAAAGGCGCACGAACAGTTTGCGCACTGGACTGAACTCTATCTGGCGACCGGAAAAGCTCCGGTCCCCACCCTGAAGCGATTCTTCCAACGATTCGGCGCGATGATCCGCGCGGTCTACGAATCCATCCGCGAGGGCACGCAGGGCATGGCCGCTGAGCGCATTCGCGCGAACTATGAGTCGCAGATCGGCGAGGATCTTCCGGACATTCCGCCGGAGGTTCGCCGCGCACTCGATCGCATGCTCGACTCTCAGCAGGCGCTCTCATTGGCGGAAGACGCCAATTCGCTCAAACCGCTCTTTGAGCAGAAGCCCAAAGACATGAGCGATGAGCAATGGCGCGAACTGCAGCGCGACCGTGACGACGCATTCAATGAGGGAACCGAGAGAATCACAGCTGCGCAGGCCAAGGATGAGAAATGGCTGACCGGAGCCAGAAGCCGGGCGCTTAAGGAGATTCAGAAGAAAGGTGCAGAAGCCCGCAAGAAGATCCGAGCGGAAGTCGAAACCGACGTGAACTCGATCCCCGGCGTAGTGGCTCTCGACATCATCTCAGCCGGAAGCCGCTCAAAGGTGACGATCAATCTTCGCCTGCGCGAAGAGGACGTGAAGGCGCTCGGCTACAGCGAAAAGAGCATTGCCAAGCTCAAGGCTCGAGGCGTTTTCCAGAAGCGCAACGCTGTCTTGCTCTCCTACGCCAGAGAAATGCTGAAGCCCTTCGCGCGGTTCAACACCGATAAGCAGATGATCGACGCGATGCTGGATGGCCTTGACGCGCGCGACGGCATTGACAAGGAGGTTGATCGCAGAATGCTCGCTGAGCATTCCGATCTCGTCACGCCTGAAGGTCAGGCGAAGCTTCTCACGCAAGCACTGCACAATGAGGCGCGCTCCCGCATGGTAGCAACCGAGCTTCGGTATCTGATGCAAGGTCAGGCTATTCCGTCTCGCGTGCTCGTTGCGGCCGCGAGGAAGGCGGCAGAGGAGAGGCTTTCCCAGATGAAGATTCGCGATCTGTCCGTAAAGCAGATTCTCGGATGGGAAGGCCGGGCCTCCAGAAAGGCTTTCGACGCTCTCAAGGCCGGCGATCGCCTGGGGGCGGCAATAGCAAAGCGCGAACAGCTCGTCTGGCATGAGGCGGTGTCCTTGGCACTCGACATTGACGGTGAGCTTCGGGGCCTTCGTGATCTGCGCTCGAAGATCTTCAAATCAGACAAGGAGCTTGCCAAGTCTCGAGACACCGGCTACATCGCAGTGGCTCGATATGTCCTGACGAATGTGGGCCTTGGCAAGGGGCGCGCTGCCGATCTCGATCCGGCCAAGGCGCAGGAGTTCGTGAAGAAGTTAGCGAGTTACGATCCGGAGAAGTACAACACCTTCTCCGACATCCTGATGCGCTTCGCCTATCGTCCGGACGCGAACTTTCAGGACATGACGCTGATCGACGCCAGAGACGCAATGGACGCCGTGCGCATGCTGTGGAAGCAGGCGGGAGATGAGCGAAAAATCGATCTTGGCGACCGCAAGGCCGACCTCGACACGGTGGTTGAAGAGCTTGTTGATGTCGCCTCCGAGCGCGACCATTCTGGAATCCCTGAAGGGACTTTCAGGCGTCAAACCCCGAAGGAGTCGTTGTTCGCCAAGTTTCGCACTGAAGCGCTCAAGCTTCTCCGCGTGGAGAACTGGTGCGTGCGAATGGATGGCGGGGTGAGCGACGGTCCATTTCAGTCTTACATCTACCGACCGATGGCCGAGGCCGCGGCGCGGTACCGTGACGCCAACATCAAGTACCAGAAGAAGCTCGCCGACTTGATCCGGCCTATGGTGGATGGTTGGCAGCGGTTCGGGACGATTGAAGCTCCAGAACTCAAATACACATTCTCCTCAAAGGCCGAGCTGATCGGGATGCTTCTGCACACGGGCAACGCCTCCAACAAAGATAAGCTTCTGCAGGGCGGACGAGGAGCCGACAATGTTTGGGCCGATCCAATCTACGACGAAGAAAACAACATCGTTGGTTGGGACACCTCGCGATTTGATGGATTCATTGCTCGTTGTTATGCCGATGGAATCATCACCAAGGCTGATATGGACTTCGTGCAAGGCGTCTGGGATCTTCTTGAGGAGATCAAGCCTCTCTCACAGAAGGCCTACAACCGCATGTACGGCTATTACTTCGAAGAGGTTCCTGCAGAACCCGTGATTACGCCGTGGGGGATCTATCGCGGCGGTTACGTGCCCGCGAAGGCAGACCGCGCCTTGCTGGCTGAGCAGACACGCTACGAAGATCAGGATTTCATGCTGAATGCTTCAAGCTTCGCGGCGGCCATGCCGGTGAGGAAGCCCGGCTTCACGATGAGCCGCGTGGACGTTCACAATCCCCTCGACTTCGACCTGTCGCGCCTCTGCTCGCACCTTTCTCAATCCCTCAAGTTCGCTTACATGGGACCGACGGCCATTCAGGTATCGAAGATTCTTAACGACAAGCGCTTTGCGTCCGCTGTCGATAAGGTCGATAAGGGCGTGGACATGGCTCTTCTTAGGCCGTGGCTTGACCGCACCTATCAACAGCGTGTGAGCGAGCCTTCTGACTCTTGGATTGGAAGAAAGCTCAACTCCCTGCGCGGCCTGGCTGGCATGAACGTCATGGCCCTCAACCTGAACAACACAATTCAGCAGATCACGGGCTTCTCCGTGGCGGCCGCAGAAGTTCCTGCTCGGGAGCTTGCTCATGCGCAAGCGCTTTATTTCAAGGGATCGAAGAAGCTTGTTCAGGATATGTGCGAAGCATCGCCTTTCATGAAGACGCGCCTTGAAGATCGAGCGATCGAATATCAATCCGAAATTGAGACGATTGCGACGATGGATGTAGAAGGCGTTGGCAAGGCAAAAGGGATCATTGGCAAGACATTGGCCGCCGACCGCAAGCTTGAGCCTGTTCGTCAGTGGGCGGCTCGCAATGCGTACATCCTTCAGCGCATCGTTCAGAACAACATGGACGCCGTAATCTGGACGGCCGCACGCAATCACGGCGAAGCAATCGGCACGAAGGATCCCGTGGCTTATGCCGACTCAGTTGTGCGCCGCACTCAGTCCGACTTCGCACCGGAGAACATTGCCGGCATCGAAGCAAGCGGGCCGCTTATGCGATTCGTCCTTGTTTTCTACAACTACTTCGGCATGCAGTACAACTTGCTCGGCGACAAGTGGGCGGTTGCAAAGCAGACCAAGCAGTACGGGCGTTTTGCACTTGATGCAGCCTTAATCGTTTGGATCCCGTCGGTTGTTTCTGAGCTGATAGCAAGAACACTCACCGGCGAAGGCCTTGACGTGGACGATGACGATGACATTGATGCCTGGGATGCACTCTCCCTGTTGCTCGGTCCTCTTTTCAGGAACCTCATCAGCATGATTCCTGTCGCCGGCGGGATTCTCAATATCGGTGGGGCGACTGCGGCGAAGGACGAGAAAACGGGCGCGCTCAGCACGGCCGCGCAGTTCCTCTATGGCACTGATCCATACGTCGGGAAGATGCTCTCAACTCCGGCACTGCAACTGATCGGTTCTTCTGGCAGCACCGTGCTCGACGCCGCCAGAGCGCTCAACGGCGAAGAAGTCAACGCCAGAAGCGCGACGCGCAATTTCCTTGACCTCACGACGTTGATCACTGGCGTACCGACCGGACCGCTCAAGAAGCCGCTCGGCTATGCGGCCGGAGTGTACTTTGATCAGATCGATCCGGAGAACGCTGCCGATTTTGCGGCGGGGCTGTACACCGGGAAGGCTCCTGATCAATAACCGTCCATAAACCCGAAGCCATCGGCGCGACACTCTTGCAAAACGAAGGGGACGCCCGATGGCAATTTCTACAGAGCTTAGGCGCGCGGGTCCATACACGGGAGACGGCGCGCAGACCGAATTTTCATTCGGCTTCAAGGTATTTGAAGCCTCGCAGGTATCTGTTGTCACTTCGAGCGAAGACGGCCTGACGGACGTTGTTGTTGATCCTTCGTCTTATTCCGTCACCCTGAATGACAATCAGGACACTTCACCGGGCGGAACTATCCGACTGACAACCGCACTCGCCGCAGAAAAGAACCTCTCCATTCTTTCTGCAGTTCATTACGTGCAGCCGATGGTTCTGACAAACCGCGGCGGCTTCTATCCGGAGGTTCTGAACGACTCGGCAGACCGTGCGGTTATTCTTGCTCAGCAGAATCGCGAGATCCTGGGGCGCGCTCTAACCGTTCCGGCCACATCGACCGAGACGCCCGCCGAGATGACCGGCAGACTTCTTGAAGCCGCAGATACCGCTACCGTCGTCGCGAAGGGTTACGCGGATGCCGCCCAGCGGTCCGCCGAAGAGGCGAAGAAATCCGAGGGGCAGACGAAGGCCTACGCCGAAGCTGCCACCATCCTCGTCCCGGTCAAGGACGAGATCAAGACCGTGTCCGGCAACATCGTGCCGGTGGTGGCGACGGGTACAGCTATTGAGGACGTGAAGACCGTCGCCGGCATCAAGGATGAAGTCGTCGAGGTTGCCGGCAAGGCCTACGAAGCCTCCAAAGTGGCAGAGAAGATCGAGGATGTCGTGAAGGTATCCGGCGGCATGCCCTACGTTGAGACTGTGGCGACCGACCTTGTTGGCAAGGTAGTAGGCGACGGCGACTGGGACTGCGGCTCCACGACAGATGAGATCGTTGGCGACATCGAAGTGGTCAACGGCAACATCCACACGGTGGCGATCAACATCGAGGACGTGAACAAGGTGGCCGGCGCTATTGATCGCGGCGATCTTGAGACGGCTGTGAATGCCGTTGAGACGACTACCGAAAACGTCCGTCTATCCGAAGCGGCGCAGAAGAGTGCAGAGGCCGCCAAAGCATCCGCGCTCGAGGCGAGGGCCGGCGCTGATGCAAGTAATGCTCTCGCAAAGAAGTGGGCCACGCAGACGACGGCTCCGGTGGAGAGCGAGCTCTATGGTGCGAAGTACTACGCCGAGAAGGCCGCGCAGTCTGAAAGCTCCACTGGAGGGCTCCTACAGGAGGTGAAGGACGCGACTGCGGCGGGTGTGAGGAGCGTCCGGTCGGAGGGCGGCACGCAGGTGACTGCTGTGCAGGACGCGGGCTCCACTGCTGTCAACCAGATCACGCAGGAAGGCTCCTCGCAGAAGTCCGCCGTGGCGGCCGAAGGAACCAGGCAGGTCGGCTTGGTGGCGAGTGCTGGCACGTCAAACGTGTCGAAGGTGAACGCTGCGGGCACGACACAGGTTGCCGCCGTCAACGCAGCCGGCGCTGCTCAAACGGCCAACGCAAAGGCGCAGGCCGATGCCGCAGCCAAGTCGGCTGCCGCAGCATCGAGCGCGCAGAAGGCGGCCGAGACTGCGAAGGCAGGAGCCGATACAGCCTCGACGACCGCAAAGGCATGGGCAAGCAAGACGGGGGCGGCTGTCGACGGCGGCCTCTACTCAGCGCTCCACTATGCAACGTATGCAGAGACGCAGGCGAAAAAGTCCGAGACCGCGGCAACCACTGCGACGAACAAGGCGATGGAGGCAGGCACGAAGGCCAGTGAGGCCGCAACGTCCGCTCAGGCCGCTGCACAGTCCGCCAAGGTAGCCGCGTTCGCAGTACGCCTGACATCGGCAAACATGAGTGCCAACGGCACGGCCGCGCTCGCCACGCTCACGCCTTCTACCAACGTGAAGGTCGGCGACACGGTGATTGATCCCGAAGGGGAGGTCTTCCAGATCGCGTCGCTCGCGGCAAGCACGTTCACGGTCGGGGCGAGGCTTGCAAACGTCCGGGGCCCACAGGGGCCGAAGGGCGAAACCGGCGCAGCACTTGCGATCAAGGGCAGCTTTCCGTCCCTCGAAGAGCTGCAGGAGCAGCACCCGACCGGAACGCTCGGCGACGCCTACATGGTCGGCTCGCGCCTCTACTCGTGGAGCGGGAGTGCGTGGGTCGACTGCGGCGACATCAAGGGGCCGAAGGGCGATCAGGGCACCCAAGGTGAACGAGGCCCGACGGGGCCCGCTGGCACTACGACGTGGGCGGGCATCACCGGCAAGCCTACGCTGGGTGCACTGTCCGCCAAGGACAAGATAACGATCGCCGACTTTGAGGGCGACATTGATTTAGGGAGCACGACGTAATGGCTACGAAACCGACGCGATTCGCCCAGATGGGCAATACGACAGAGAAAGTCAAGGTCTACACAGGCATTCCGAAACAGCTCGTGGTGGATACGTCCAAGTGGCGCATGCGGCTACTCGACGGGGCTACGCCGGGCGGGTTTGAGTTTGCGATGGTGAGCGACCTAGCTGCAGGCCTTGCACAGAAGGTGGATACCTCGACCTACACCGCGGGCCTCACACAGAAGGTGGATACGTCCGAGCTTGAGACTGCTCTCAAGGAATTGATTGTCGAATTCGGCGGCACTGTGCCGCAATAAGGAGCTGAGATGGAAATCCAGTATGAGGATTTAATGCACAGACTGGAAGAGCTGGGCGATTTGATCCACGAAAAGAAAACGGGAGATTTCCGCCCGGATATTCTCGGCGCCAAATTCACCATGCTCACGTCTGCGCTTTTGCTAAACCGCATTCGTGAGCTTGAAGCCGAAGTAGAAAAACTGAAGAAAAAGGAGGAGATCAAAGAATGAAAACTCTTTCCGAAGTGAAAGCCGAATACCTGGCGGAGGCTATGGCCTCCCCTGTAGGCGGCTATGTGGTGATGGATCGCAACGGCAAAGTGGCGGCACACTCTAACAGTGAGTTCGTCCACTGCTACACCGACCCGCTCGATCTTGAGTGGGCTCGTGCCAATGGGTATGAGTGCAAGGACGAGGAGATCGATGGGCGTGTGCTGACGTGGGTGACTGCAAAGGAGAAGCCCAGTGAGCTCTTCCGCTCTGCCGATGGCGGGTACTACACCGAAGCGAATTTGCCCGAGCACGACGATGCGTTCGTGACCGAGCGCTATGCGCAGACGGTTCGCTCCGAGCGCAATGCACGCATCAGTGACACGGACTGCTACATCCAGTTGACCGATATGACGGTGCAGAAGGAATCGAAGGTTGCCCGCGAAGCTCTGACCGATGAGGAGCGGGCGGATGTGATGACGTACCGTGAGGCGTTGAGGGACATGCCCGCGCAGAAGGGCTTCCCGTTCGTCGAATATCCGACGATTCCCGCGTGCATTGAGTACGAGTGCGGCCAGAAGGCTGACGCCCGTGCCATGCAGGCAAACATGTATAGGGGGTTCTGATGGCAACTATGAAGGACTTGCTCAGGGCGGAGACGCTGGCAGGCGGAGCTCGGGGCGCAGCACTAGATGTATCGACTTATGTGAGTTTTACTCCTCCTGCCAAAGACGGTTCGGTTGACTTCGTTGCGCCGTGCGACGGAGCAGTACACGTTAACGGTGAGTACAAAACGAAGGACGCTTGGAACTCAATTTGGTCGCGCATCAACAATGTCGCTCAGACAGGCATTGCATTGGGCGGATCGACCGGGTGGATTGCGTTTTTAACTCGTGTGAAGAAGGGAGATAAGGTGACAGTTGGAAACACTGGTGAAACTTCTGTTTCTACAACAGGTTTCTTTAAAGTTATCGTGGGGGGCATAAACGATACCTTCCGACGTTGTCTCGCAATCGTTTCGGAGGTGCGCTATGGCTTCGCTTGAAGACTACCTCCGAAACTTTGTCAAGGCTGGCAGCGGGTTTGCCGCTCCGTCGGCAAGGCGGGTTTCTTTCACGCCCGTTGTCGATACGGGTAATGAAGCGTGGGGACACGAAACCGCTCCTTCAGTCGGCCTCTTCGTTATCAAATTTATCAACGCAAACATCGGTTACTGGGATATCCAAAACCAGACTTCACACGCCAATACTTGCGGGGCAACTCTCGGCCAGCACACAGGAGCGAGCTACGTGCCCTGTAACAAGGGCGATGCAATCGCGTACCACCTTGGGAGCACAAACGGACAAACCCCAAACGCAAGTGCCGTTGAGGTCTACTTCGTTCTTTCTCTCGGTAGCCAGTAACAACGCTCGCATGGAGGTAGCGGCATGAGTATCAAGGATCAACTTCGTGCCGCTATCTTGAGCGGTGGTGCAACTGGCGCGTCTCCGAGCGGAGAGGCCGTCTCGATAAACTGCAAGGGCACGAAAGGCGAAAAAGTAGCATGCTATGGGGCGCGGTTGACCAACATAACAGTTGAGATGCTTAAGCTTGTAGGGGGGCTAAAAGCCCTGTGGCACAGCTCTTTTGGAGGGTTGTGCCATGCTTAAGAAACTGCTTAGCTCGTGTCTTGACGCCTATCGCGGATCGCACAAGAGCGTCGTCGCAGGGCGCTATATTGCAACAGATCTCTCCTTCCCGACGGGATATGAGAGCGTCAATGCAAATAGTTACGTCCCTCCGAGCGACGGCGTGTTCGTTATTCAGTGTGAACCCGCTGTAGGCTACGCCTACTACAACCTCACGGTTCGACGAGATCAGCTCGACTGTGGGTTCGTTGGGAGCTACGGGCAGACGTGGCCGGTTCTTGAGACTCCTTGCCGAAAGGGCGAAACGATTCACTGGTACGCGTGGGTTGATGGAGCCGCTCAGAACATCAAGGCGCACATCCGCTTTTACCCATACATCGGCTCTTAACGTTTGCTTCGGAGGTGCTTCTTATGAATAAGGATCTCCTCCGAGCATTCGGCAAGGCTTCGGCAATGAACGCTTTCCCGTCCAGTCAGAAGATTGACATTCCTGTAGTTGCCGATCAGTGGTGGAACGTGTACGTAGCACCTGCTGATGGGTTCGTTTTCGCCACGGGGAATACCCACAAGGGCGAAGTGAACGCGGCACTTGCAGAGGTGTCTTCTTCTCTTAGTGGTTTTTCGAACCACATATATGGCGGCGCTAGTGTGTCGATCCCTGTGAGAAAGGGCGAAACCGTGCAAATAGCCGTGAAGGGCGAACTCGGCGTCTACGCAGGATTCATCCCTGCGAAGGCAAGCACATAGCCAATCTACAAACAAAAACAACAACGACTCCCTCGGGCGAAAGCTCGGGGGAGTTTTTTGTGTGCGCGTGTGAGTTCTGATGTGCGAGATACTGGGTTTGCACGAGGGGAGGAAGCTCTTTTCGAGCCGACGCTTCGTGCAATTTGAATGGAGGATTTGCCATGGGTGAATTCGCAAGCAAGGGTGTCGCAGGAAGCGGCCTTGGACTCGGTATCGCCGGTACTGCTTTGGGGCTTCTCAACGCCAACGGGAACGGTGGCGGCCTTCTCGGCGGTCTGTTGGGCGGCGGTTGTCAGAACGCTCAGCTTGGCCAGGCGCTTAACGCTCTCGCCGAAAAGGACGCAAAGATCGCGGAACTGACGGCCATGCGCTACAGCGACAATCAGGACGCGGCAGTCTACAAGCAGACGCTTGCTGACAACAAGACGCTTCGAGACGAGATGTATGCCTACATCACGCCAATTGCGCAGGAGTCCGCGGCCAATCGCGAACGCGTGGCGGTGCTCGAAGCACAGCAGAAGTGCGAAGCTGAAAAGGCTCAGCTGCGCGAACAGATCATCACGCAGAAGATTGATCGCGTGGCATCCGATTGCGCCTGCGGTCTCAGCAACCTTTCGGCTGAAGTCGGTTCCATCAAGGCTCGCGTTAACGCCATCACGAAGGAAGTTGTGCCGTTCAGTGCAATCTGCCCGCAGCCGATGCCGCGTTATAACGAGTGGGTGAGTCCCGCAGGTGCGACGCAGGTAACGGTATCCAATCCGGCTCGCACGGCCACGGCTCAGTAACCAGTAGGAGCGCTAGATGTTCGTTGAAGTCAGCCATATCCCGACGATCGTTGCGGAGTTTGTCACCACCGTGGTCATGCCCAAGGCGCCTACGGGACTCATGAAGTTCGGCATCGGATTTGTCTCGCCTTATATTCGTGATGCTGTAGCGGCTCGCGTCGATCAGTACATGCCGACGCTCAAGATGCTCGGCATCGTGACGGAAGAAGGCAAGGTGGATCTGGACCGTGCAACCGCGGCCGCCTCCGCTGCGCTTGAGAAAGCCGGCGGCAAGGTGGAGCTTAGCGGCTACATCATGGACAAGGCGGACATCGACGCGCTCCTTGAAATCGCAAAGAAATTTGCGGTCGATTAAGGAGATTGCCATGGACGTGAAGGATATGCGCAAGATGCAGGGCGAGCGAACCGAAGAGGAGCTTCTGGCAAGGATCGATAAGATCCTTGACGATGCTCGCGACGGGCACTACGACCTGACATCCACCGACATCAATGACCTCTGCGAAGCGTGGGAGTGCATCAAGCACATCCGAACGGTTCTCGCAATGGATCGTTAACCACGCAGGGGACGATCCGCTCGTCCCCTCTTCTTTTTTCATGCTGACAACCCTGCAAAATTTCATCCCTCAAGGAGCAGAGAGAGTCATGATGGCCGCGGGCGGTGTGCTGGGCGGTGCCCTGTCCTTCGCCTTCGGTGACGTAGGGCCGTTGCTCTGGTGGCTTGTTATCTTTACGTCGACAGACTTCTTCTTAGGCACCGGAGTTGCCATACTGCAAGGCAAGTGGTCAAGCCACAAGAACTATTTGGGCGTACTGAAGAAGGCATTGATGTTCGCCATCGTGGCACTTGCCCACGGGCTTGATGAAGTCTTTGCGCCCGTCATCCATTTTCAAATCTTTCAAAGCATCACCATCTGCGCCTATGCCGCAGGTGAGTTCGGCTCAATCATTGAGACACTGGAGCGCGGAGGCCTTGGTGGCGCGGTCCCTCCGGTGCTGCGTAGGCTCGTCAAAACGCTCAATGAGCGCATTGAAGCTCGCGCCGAAGAAGAGCTGTCGAAACGCGGATTAACCGTAGAAAAGGAAAAAGACCATGATTGATGAGAAGCGTGCTTTTCGTGATTGGCCGGCGTCGTGTGCGACGCAGTTCATCGAAGATTTCGAAGGCCGGCGTCTGGTTGCTTATCGGTGTTCCGCCGGCGTGTGGACGATCGGTGTGGGCCATACCGGCCCTGAGGTTCATGAAGGTCTGACGATTTCCGATGCTCAGGCGGACGAGTGGCTTGCGTCAGACATCAGGAAAGTCGCAGATGACTTGTCTCGGTACATCAATCACGACGTGACGAAAGGACAGTACATTGCATTGATCTCATTGGCCTTCAACTTGGGAAGCTATGGCGTCATCACCGGGTGTCCGAAGCTTCTTTACAAGCTCAATTCGGGCGACATCGAGGGGGCCGCTCTCGAGTTCTTGGATTGTGATCGTGCCGGCGGCAAGCGTGTGCCTGGCTTGACTCGTCGGCGTCAGGCCGAAAGCAAGCTCTTCTCGGGAGAGGAGTGATGAGGCGTGTGGCGGCTGGCGTGGCTTTACTGGCTATCGCATTCGGTGGCGGGTACCAGTATGCGGCGGCGCTTTACGAAAAGGACGCGGCGGAGCTGCGGGAAGCCGAGGCCGTCGCCCGTGCCGATATGGGGAGGAAGCAATATGCGAAGATGGTTGAAGCGCTGGACGCTCTTGCCGGCCTGCGCGGTG